AGGTTGGCACGTTGAACGTGGCGCACCGATTAAACCGATTGGTGGACGTATGCTTACTATTAACATAGTGAGAAATAAAACAAAAGATGTAGATGAAACAATCAAATACATAGATTCTAAAAGGATTTTCTAAAAAACTTTTATTCATAACTTATTGATTTACAAGTAAATAAAAAATAATTGTAATATTTTTTGTTAATAAGTGCATTTTTTTTGTTAATAATTCAAAAAGAGTTATTATATTTGTATATACAAATTAATTAAAAACAAAATAAAATGAAAAATTTAATCGGACAAACAGTAAAAGACATTAAAGTAAATGATTGGAAAACAATAGTAACTTTTGTTTCTGGTTGCAAGTTGGTAACATTATCGAGAGATGGAGGCGGTCAAACTCAATACTTTGTAGATATAGACGGTAACATAATAGACCTTTAAAACATAACAAAAAAACATAAAAAAACACTTAAAAAAATGAATTGGCGAGAACAAATATTAAGCAAGAATATAAAACAAACAGGAATATTTAAAGAATTGACACCTATGACACGTTTAGAAAAATTAGAAACACTTATTAAGATTGAAGAGGGCATACAATCTTTTGAAAGGTTAATTTCATTATGCCAAGACACTATTGATTTTACTTACTTCCGTGAGATTAAAGACAAATACACGGATAAAATACATACTTACAATATGTGTATAGATAGACTTAACGAAAGATTTAATAAATTAGTAAACACACTTAAATAAATAGATATGAAAGAGAAAGAAGCAAAAAAAGAATTATTGTATGGATTCGTATTTATGGCAGCTGCCTTTACATTTTATTATTTAGCATTAAATTTATTGGTATGAGTTACGAAATAGAAATAGAGAGCCAAGATGAGGATATGGTAGTATTCTATATTAATGAAACACCTTATACCGTAGAGATAGAAACGCAAATAGTCACACAGGAATACCCAGTAAGCTTTAATTCTTTTAATGATAAAATAAATTATGCTGAGGAAGATGTAATTTACTACTATGTAAAATTAGATACACTTATTTGTAACGGTGTAAACTATTATAATGAAACAGATTTATGCGAAGAACTTGAAGAAATACTAAACAAATGGAACAATTAAGAGTAGATTGGTGGTGTAATTTTAACGAAGAATTATACTGCAATTATTTAATAGCAAAAGACGAAAGAATGAATACTTATAAAATACTATACAGATATTATAAAGGTGCTAATACTGATGCAGAGTGCTGCCAGGCAGTTAAGTATGTAAAAGCAGACGATAAACAAGAAGCCATAAAGCTTTTTGGCTTATGGGAAAAGTTAATAATCAGTATAGAAAAGGTATGAAAAAAATAAAAGAATATATTTACGCACTTATTATAAATTGGATATATGGAGGACTTGATTAAAAGAATTCTTCTTTTGATAGAAAGAGATAAATTAGATACTAAATGCAGACATCAAAGAATAGTAAATAAAAGATTTTATTTATTTTTTATTTTACGTCAGCAGGGTTACACGTTTAAACATATTGGAGAATTTTTTAATTTGCATCATGCTACAGTTTTGTATGGTATAAATAAATATAAAGAGCTAAAGAAAAATAAGGATGCGTTTTTGCATAGAGATATTAATGAATATCAAATAATACTGGGGGAGATAGAGGTTGAATACAATTTGAAAAGGGAGATTTTAGAAGCTAAAACTATTAAGGATTTAAACCTGATTCAAAAAAAAATTATTAATAATAAATACATAGAATTAAAATAATTGTTAATTTTGAAAAAATATTGCTGGGATATAATCAAGATTTTTTTAAGTGTTGCCCGAGTAGATTCTCCCAGCGTCGAAAGGGCTTCACTTTGTCAAAAACCACGTTATGAATATATTAAAAAAAGCCGATGAAATTATAAATGAAAGATCGGAGGAAAAGGAAAGACAATATGGTCCTATGAGTTGGACAAATGAGCAAGCTGCAAAAATAGCTACCGTTCTCTGTAAGAAAGAAATAACATGTATGGATATGTATTATTTTCAAATCTCATTAAAATTAGCAAGGGAAAGCTGGTCACACAAAGAGGATAACATGCTTGATTTAGTTGCTTATGTTGGTGGTTACAATAATTACATGGAAGGAATATTAAATGAAAAAGGAGACGTAATATATGAAAACAAGGAAGATAATAAATAAAGCTATTTCTGATTTATTAAGCAATAAAAAAATTATTGATAGCAATAAATGGCAAGCTGTTGATATTGAAAATGGTGTTAGAATGATTGAATTAAACAATCTTTTTTTACAAATGGATATTTGTGAAACTATAAAAGAGCTTGAATTAGAAACAAATGCAGATTTACCATGGGCTGAGGATCATTTTAATGAAAGACTTGCTGGAGCAACAAATCCGGGGGAACAATATAAAAAATGGCCGTATTATAGAGCAGATCTAGATAACAAAAGATTTAGAAAGAATAATCAATTTAGCCATACATATCAAGAAAGATTTTGGCCACCAAAAGTAAAAGGAATACGTTACAAAATGGGTGATTATTTGGATGTAAAAAAACGATTAAAAAATGACAATACAACAAGACAAGCTTTTTTATCTATTTGGCATCCTGAAGATCAAAGCAATAATGATGTTCGATTACCATGTACTATTGGTTATTGGTTTAAAATAAATAATAATAAATTAGACGTAACATATTTAATTCGTAGCTGTGATGCTAGAAGGCATTTTAGAAACGACATTTACATGACACAAAGACTAGCAATAGACATTTTAAAATATTTAGACAATAATGATCTTTCTTTAGGGACATTAAGCGTCTGGATCGGCAGCTTTCACTGCTTTGAGAGCGATTTATACACTTTAAAAAAACAAGTAAAATGAAGGAATCAGTTAATTTAAACGAAGTAACTAAAAACGAAAAACTACAAACCAGAGCTACTGTGCCGGATGATTTTCATTGGTTAGAAGAAATGCAGGAAAAGGTTAGTAAGGGGTTTTTATATATGGGAGAGATATATAGTAGGAATTACGATAAATACTATAGCGCTTTAGGTGGTAAAAAGTATCGTCCAAAACATAAAGAAAAACATCTTGACGAAGGTCACTATCAAGGTTACAGATTTGCTGTACAAGAATTAACAGAAAAAAATGATTGGGTGTTTGATCCTACTGTTGGTTCAGGAACAGCTATTATTGAAGCAATTAATAATGGTAGAAATGGAATAGGAATAGAGTTAGAATGGCCAGATCTATGTAGAAAAAATGTAGATTTTCAAGGTAGTAATATGCAAGGAATAGTGATTGGTGGAAATGCTTTACACTTAACAGATCTTTTAAATCAGCATAAAGATAAATTTGGGGAACTATCACTAATTGTAAATGGTACTCCCTATCCAGTTATTTCGGGTGGCAAAAGTAGCGATGCACCTCAGAGAAAACCAGGTGAAATTGACAATTATATGCATGAAGATAGTTTTGGTTTATTAAAATGGAACAAAAATTATAGACATTTTATTACAAAAATGTATAAGGATAGTATTAAGTTTTTAAAGTCCGGTGGTTATTTAGTTACAATAATTAAAGATCCAACACATAATAAAAAAGCATTTATGCTACAAAAAAATATAATAGAATGGATAAAAGAGGAAAATGAATGTATGGAAGATTATGGTTATTTTATTCATAAACATGTACCAGAGACATTTTTTATGAGAACATATCCAAAACAATTTCCAGAGGTAACAATACCAAAGTATCAAGTTGGATATATTTTAAAAAAGAAATAATGTGCGGATTTACAATTAGTAAGGAAAAATTAGAAAACAGAATAAAGCACAGAGGTGTTTTTGAAACTAACATAAGTTTAAATGAATGGCAAGTAAATTTTAACAGCTTGCCATTATGCACCTATAATACAAATCTACAGCAACCGTTAACTATTGGATCGTATACCTTATGCTTTAATGGTGAAATCTTTAACTACAAAGAATTAGACAATAGAGCTAAAAGCGATTTGGAATATCTTAGAAATTTCATAAAGAAATATAATAGCCCAGAAAAACTTTATAAAGAAAGTAATAAATGGGATGGCTTCTGGTCAATTGCTTTAGTTAGAAACACCAAGGTTTATTTTTTTACAGATTTGCTAGGTAAAAAGCAGCTATATTTTAATAACGAAGGTATTAGCAGTGAAATAAAAACATTCAACAATACTGGATATTTGAAAGGATACGATGAAAAAAAATTCGGTACGTTAAATACTAATTTTGATAAAGTTTTAAGAGCTTTACCTGGTGTGTTATATATTTACGATGTAAGAAATGATTTAGCTTCACGTTTATACTATAATAGATACGATTTAAAAAGCCCTAATGAGAACTTATATGATATTATTGACCGAAGTGTAAAAGATCGTTTAGAGAACAAATATGATGGTGTTTCACTTTTACTTTCAGGCGGATTAGATAGCAATATTATTTTGCATCATGCTTTAAAATATACAGATAACATAAATATTATTTCTATAGAAAACGATGAAAAGGAAAACATTTTAAAAATACAGAATGATTTAGACTTAAAAATTAATTACATTAATGATTCTTTTACAGGAGAAGATCTAAATAATGCTGTTTATTTTTACGAACATGATTTAGATTATGGATCATTAATTCCTAATTATTTGCTATTTAAAAACTGTGAAAATAGTTTAGTATTAACAGGAGATGGGAGTGATGAATTGTTTGGCGGATATGAAAGGAATAAAAAAATTGATACATGGAGATATGATGTATTTCAAGAATTGCCATATTATCACAATATAAGATTGGATCGTATGTCAATGGCTTTTACGAAGGAAGCTAGAAATCCATTAATGAGCTATCCATTATTAAAGTATTCTAGTAATTTAAATTGGAAACAAAGAAAAAACAAACAGATATTAAGGGATTGCTACAAAAATATTTTACCTGATTATATTACAGAAGGTAAAAAAAAGCCTTTACGCTTAGAAAATGATAAACAAAAAAATATGGACTTAGTAAAGGAAGTTCATAGAAAACTATTTAAAGATAAATTATGAAGTTAGAGAAAGAATTCGATCCAATTAGAAATTGGGCAACAGAAAAAGGTATCTACGAAAAAGGGGATGCAAAAACGCAAACATTGAAATTAGTAGAGGAATCAGGTGAATTAGCAAAAGCTATTCTAAATAACGACCAAGAGGAAGTTATTGATGCTATAGGGGATTGTGTTGTTGTTTTAACTAGTGTAGCACATTTAAGAAATGTAAGCATAGAAGAATGTATAAATTCAGCTTATAATGTAATAGCAAAAAGGAAAGGTAAAATGATTAACGGGACATTTGTAAAAGATTCAGAATGAGAACATATAAAGCTAAGATAAAAATGAAAGATGATTGGAGGAATCAAAACACTGGTCATTTAGGTGAAAAGATATTTGCAGATTGGTTCCATAGAATTTATGAAACTGAAAAACTTTTCAAACAATCTTTAGACAGAGATTACGAAGGAATTGATTTTGCAGACGAAAAGGGCTACACCTATCAAGTAAAAGCAACAAGGGCACGTAGTTTTACGTTTAATTGTTATTTAGATGATCTTAACGAGCATTTAAAAGCTGATCTATATGTTTTTATTCAAATACATGATCAGTATGCTTATATTGAAAATTTATACAGCAAAGAAGAAATTCTTAATTTAGCAAGACAAAGCTTTAAAGAGAAAAAATCTTGCTTTGTTTATGCTAAGGATTTGTTGCAACAAAAATTATTTTAAAATGCAAGGCTGGGTAAAGATACATAGAAAGTTTTTAGAATGGGGATGGTATAATGACAGTGAAGCTGTTCACTTATTTATTCATCTCCTTTTAAAAGCTAATCACAAGGAAAAAAACTGGAAAGATAAATTAGTAAAAAAAGGGAGTTTTATAACATCATTAAAAAGTTTAAATAATGAAACAGGAATTTCAAACCAAAGAATTCGTACTATTTTAAAGCGTTTAGAGAACACGAATGAAATTACAGTAAAATCAACAAACAAATATCGTGTTATAAGTATTGTAAAATATAAAGACTATCAAGTAGAAGATAATAAAATAACAAACAACAAACAAACAACTAACAAACAATTAACAACAACTAAGAATGATAATAAGGAAATAAATATATATCGGGAATTTGATCATCTTAAAATTTCTAAAGAACAGTATGAAAAACTATCATTAGAATATGGTGAAAAAAATACTAATGATATTCTAGATTCTATCGAAAATTATAGCGGAAATAAGAATTACAAATCATTGTATTTAACAGCTAAAAATTGGCTTAAAAGATTACATAAAGAAGACAAGGATGATAAATTATTAGCAAAAGCAAAAAAATTAGGATATGTTAAGTAAGGGAATTCATAATAAATATTTATTAGATTATAAAAACGGAAAAATAAAGCAGGGTTTGAAAATTGACTGTAAGCTTGATGAATTTCTGGTTTATAAACAGAAGCAGGTAAATATAATATTGGGCCATGATAACGTAGGGAAAAGTTATTTTATTTTTTGGTACTTTCTTACTTTAGCTTTAAAGCATGATTTAAAATTTTGTATATGGGCAGGTGAAAATCAGTATGGTCAAATTTTAAGGGATATGATTCAAATGTACACTGGTGTAAATTTTAAGGAACTAAATGAAAATCTTATTAGGAAATACTCAGCGTACTTAGAACAGTATTTTGATTTTATAGATAATTCAAAATTATACACACCTAAACAATTATTGGATGAATTTAACAAATCAGATGCAGACGGATTTTTAATAGATCCTTTTACTGGACTACAGCGTCAATATGGTTATGAAGGAAATTATGAATTTTTAAATATGACCAGACAGTTTGTAAACGAAACAGGAAAAACAATTTATATTAATACTCATCCAACTTCGGAAAGTGGTAGGCAAGGAAATTTGTTTCAAAAGGGTCACATGTGGGAAGGTCACTTAAGACCGCCAATGGCAGCATACGTAGAAGGTGGTAAAAGTTTTTTAAATAGATGTGATGATTTTATAACAATTCATCGCTTGGTAAAACATGAATCAATGAAATATGTTACTTTAATATCGGTAGACAAAATTAAAGATGTAGATACTGGTGGGAAACAAACTCTTTTAGATGATTATATTTTTTGTGATTTTAATAGAGGTTTAGGGTTTGAATTATACGGGATTAATCCGTTATTAAAAATGAGATAAATGGATACTTTAGAAATATTAAAAGCAAAAATTAATCTACAAACAACTATAATAAAGTTTACAAGTAGCATAGAGGAATTACAAGCAAAGCATCCAGAACGTAGGGACTTGATTGATAGTATGCTTGATTCACTTGAAGATATACAATATTTTCAATCTGTGTTTATGCAGTTTGAAGACCAATATCTTTTAGAATGTAAAAGTAATTTACGTTTACAAATGGTTATAAGTGATTGTAAATATGAAATTGATAAATTGAAATTAGAGCTTGAAGTAGCAAGAGCAGATATGTGATGCCACGATGTAAAAACTGCAAAGAGAAATTTGAAGCCAAGCACTTTAACCAAAAATATTGCTTTAAAACTGATTGCGTAAAAGTATGGGTTGAAACGGCAAAAGTAAAGAACTGGAAAAAGGAAAAAAAGAGATTAAAAGAAAAACTTGAAACGGTGCAAAGCTTAACTAAAAAAGCACAGGTGTACTTCAACGCATACATAAGGGCAAGAGATAATGGTAAACCTTGTGTCAGTTGCGAAAAGCCATTAGGAAGCAAATTTGATGCAGGACATTATTTTAGTACAAGCCATAAGAATGTAACATTTAATGAGATGAATGTTCACGGTCAATGTGTATTTTGTAATCAACACCAACACGGAAATTTACTTAACTATCAAATCGGAATAGAAAAACGAATAGGAGGCGAAGAGCTAATAAAATTACACGAAGAAGCACACAAGATAAGAAAATACACAAGGGAAGAACTAAAAAATATTATTGAAATGTATAAACAAAAAAAGAAAGAATTAGAAAAATAATGAGTACTTTTGTATAAACAAAAAAATAAATAATGTTATGAAGAAATCATTAATGGATAGGTTGGCAGTGATCCAACAGCAATTAAAAGCACCTAAAAATCAGTATAATAACTTTGGTAAATACAAATTCCGAAGCTGCGAAGATATTATGGAAGCAGTAAAACCTCATTTAAATGGATTAGTATTAAACTTGACTGATGAGGTAAAAGAAGCGGCAGGATATATGTATGTAGAAGCAACTGCAATGATAACTGATGGTGAAAAAATGCAAGCAGTAAAAGCACAAGCAGGAATTGATCCTAATCGTAAAGGAATGGATATTGCTCAAGCTTTCGGAAGTAGTAGTTCTTATGCTAGAAAATATGCATTGAATGGATTATTTTTAATAGACGATACAAAAGATGCGGACACAACAAATATCCATAACAAAAACGAAGTAAAGAAAGAAAAATTATCAAAAAAACGATTTGAAGATGCATTAAAAGCTTTACAGGATGGTAAGATAAACAAATCTAAATTAGAAGAATTTGATTTATCACCTTTACAAGTTAAAGCACTTGAATTATGTTGAAGATTAGATGTTCAGCACTTGGCAAAATAATGACCAATAGCAGAAGCAAGTCCGAGGTATTAAGTAAGACTTGTAAAAGTTATTTAGAAGAGTTAGCTTTAGAGGAATTATATAATATAAAAAAGGAATATGATAATAAATATTTTGATAAAGGAAACGAAGTTGAAGATAATAGCATAGAGTTAGCTCAGGAAGTTTTAAAAACTGGATTGATATATAAAAATAATGATAGTTTTGAAAATGATTTTTTAACTGGTACACCAGATGTAAACACTGAAAATATATTAATTGAGATTAAAAGCAGCTGGAACGGTAGCACTTTTCCTTTCTACAAAGAGGAAATACCAACAAAGGACTACTATTATCAACTTCAGGGATATATGGCTTTAACGGGAAAAAAAGAAAGTTTGCTTTGTTATTGCTTAATAAATACTCCTTTGCAAATAGTGGAAGATGAAATACGTAGGGAACATTGGAAACAATTTCAGATAGATGAAAACGAAGAGATAAGAAAATACGTTGAGGAGCAGCACAACTTTGATCATATTCATAAAGACAAAAGGATAAAAACATTTAGAGTAGAATATGACGAATCTATTATGGAATCTGTTTACGGGAGAATAAAAGAATGTAGGGAATATTACAAAACTTTAATAGATGAAAACACGAAAAACTAATATTGTTACAATAAGAGTAACAGAAGAAGAAAAAAAGCTTTTAAAAGAAAAAGCAAGGCGAAAACGAAAGACGTTAAGTGCCTACATAATAAGTAAAACAATAAAGAATGAAGTTTAATTTAAGAGGATTTGAAACAACTGGAAGCTATGCTAAAATGCAACCAAGACAACAGCAAATAGTAAAAACAAAAATGAATAACGGAAAAACAAAAAATAATGGAACAAAAAAATAACACAGGAGCAATTTTTAAAAACGATTACAAAAAAACGGATTCGCATCCAGATTACAAAGGTAAAGCACTAATTGATGGTGTAGAAAAAGAAGTGGCACTATGGCTAAACGAATCTAAAAGTGGTGTAAAGTATTTTAGTGCAACATTCAGTAAACCGTACCAAGCAGAAGTAGAAGCTGGTGGCAATGAAGATGCTAAAACAAATATAAGGGAAGGGTTGAAACAGGATGATCTTCCTTTTTAACATCTGGATGTTTAAAAATATATATAACCTTGGTTAGCCATTAATCGTTATTTTTGTTTATATTTTAACCGATGAAATGGCTTAATCAAGTTGCAAAATACCATGAAGAGTATTTAGAAATTGTAAAAAATTTAGGTGAAAAGTCATACGCTGAAGATATTGTACAAGAGTTTTACTTAAGATTGATTAAATACGGGAAGGAAGAAAAGATTATAAATACGGAAGGAGTAATTAATAAGCCATATCTGTATTTTTGTTTAAAGAATACCTATCTTCTTTTTTGGAAAGAAAAAAGGAAAATTAAAAAAGTTAATTTGGATGATGTTAAAAATATAGGTGTTCAATATGATTACATTTCAAAGGTTGAAGCTACTATTAGTTTAGAAGCTAAGATTGATGAAGAAATGAGAAACTGGGAATGGTTTGATGCCAGATTGTTTAAATTATACCGGGACGAAGGTATAAGTATGAGGGATCTATCAAAGAAAACCAAGATTAGTACTAAAACGATTTTTTATACTATAAAAAGATGTAAAGAGAAACTAAGAGAAAACGTAGCTGAGGATTACGAGGATTATATTAACGAAGACTATGAAAAAATATAGAGATGGAAAATAAAAAAACAACAAAAAAGAAATCAACCAAAAAGAAAAAAAAGGAGATAGAAGGCTTAGGTGATGTAGTTGAAAATGTATTGAAAAAAACAGGTGTAGCAAAAGCAGCTAAATGGGTTTTAGGAGAAGATTGCGGATGTGATAAACGTAAAGACAAATTGAATAAATTATTTCCTCGCTGGAAAAAAGCTAAATGTTTACAGGAAAAAGAATACGAATGGTTAAAAGAATGGTATTCAAAACCAAGAGGCAGAATGAAAAGTACAGAACAAGCAGAATTGATAAAAATATATAATAGAGTTTTTAATAAAAAGCAAAGACCAACAACATGTTCCTCTTGCTTAAGAGATGTAAACTACAGAATACAAAAGGTGTTTGAAATCTACGAACAAGAAAATAAATAATGGGAAGGCCAAAAAAAATACAAGATCCGAATCAGATAGAAGAGATATTTAAATCATATAAACTATTTACAAAGGAAAATCCTAGATACAAATACCATCTCAATCAAAGATCAGGGGAAATGATACCCGAACCACTTGAAGTACCGCTAACAATGGAGGGGTTTGAGATTTATTGCTGGAATAAATTTAACTTTACTGTAAAGCATTATATTGAGAATACTAATAAAAGCTACGAGGATTTTTGTACTATCGCTACACGCATACGCCAAGAAATAAGGGACGACCAAATTAAAGGTGGTATGGTTGGGCAATACAATTCAAGCATTACTGCACGTTTAAATTCGTTAAAGGATCAAGTAGAGCAAACAAATATAGAACAACCGTTATTTCCAGATGTTAAAGAGAACAACAGCGATAAATAAGATTCTTGGATTAAATAAGAGAATAAAAATAATACAAGGGGGAACATCTGCAGGTAAAACTTTTGGTATTATTCCTATTCTAATAGATAAAGCAACTAAAATACCAGGGATAGAAATAAGCATAATTAGCGAATCAATACCGCATTTAAGGAGAGGTGCATTAAGAGATTTCTTAAAGATTATGAAATGGACTAATAGATTTGTCCAAGAAAGATTTAATAAAAGTTTATTAAAGTATGAGTTTGCAAACGGTAGTTTTATAGAGTTTTTTTCAGCTGATGATGCTAGTAAATTAAGAGGTGCAAGAAGGGATATCCTTTATATTAACGAATGTAATAATGTAAACTTTGAAGCATATAATGAGCTAAGCATAAGAACAAAAAAAGAAGTGTATTTAGATTTTAATCCAGCTAACGAATTCTGGGTACATACCGAACTAAAAGAAGAGGGTGATGCTGACTTTATTATTTTAACGTATAAAGACAATGAAGCATTAGACAATAGTATTGTACAACAAATAGAAAATAATCGCTTAAAAGCAAAAAAAAGCAGGTACTGGGCTAACTGGTGGAAAGTATATGGTCTAGGGGAACTAGGAATGTTAGAAGGTGTTATATTTTCTAATTGGAAAACGATAGATATTATACCAGAGGAGGCAAAGTTAATTGGTATTGGTTTAGATTTTGGATATACCAATGATCCCAGTGCTATCATAGAAGTTTATAAATATAATGACAAAAGAATCATTAACGAAAAAAGATACCAAACAGGTTTATTAAATTCACATATTGCAAAAATATTAGAACCAAATATTCCTGTCTATGCTGATAGTGCTGAACCAAAGTCGATTGCAGATATTCAGCGATTTGGGATAACTATAAAAGGAGTAACAAAGGGTAAGGATTCGATTAATTATGGAATAGATGTAATGCAACGTGAAAACTATTTAGTGACGTCTAATAGCACAAACCTAATCAAAGAACTTCGTTCATATTGCTGGGACACGGACAAAACAGGAAAGCGATTAAATAAACCAATAGACAATTTCAATCACGCCATTGACGCAGTACGTTATCACGAGATGGAAACGCTTGGAATGAATAAGAATTACGGTAGTTATTCTGTTCTATAGTTAACAATAAAAACAAAAATAAGTTATTATAATATGAAGTTAGATATATTGCTGCCAAATTCATTAAGCGAAATACCATTATCAAGGTATCTGAAGTTTGTAGCTATGAAAGAAAAGAGCAACGATGAAGAACTAATTGCAAATAAAATGATTCAGATATTTTGTGGATTGCAATTAAGTGAAGTTGCAAAGATTAAACTAAAAGATTTAAACGGATTGATAAAGCACTTTACAGGAGTGTTTAGTGAAAAACCACAGCTAATAAGAAACTTTAAAATTAAAAACATAGAGTTTGGATTTATTCCTAATCTGGAAAATATAAGCTTTGGAGAATATGTAGATTTAGAACACCATTTAAAAGATTGGAGTACATACCACAAGGCGATGGCAGTAATGTTTAGACCAATTAAAGAAAAACATAAAGACAAATATTCAATTGTAGAATACGAGCCAAACGAAGATATGCAGGACTTGATGAAGTTTGCACCCTTAGATGTTGCAATAAGTGCCAGTGTTTTTTTTTGGAGTTTAGGAAGCGAATTGTTACAAGCTAC